GGTTGGTTTGACCCCGATGGCACGGAAGCGGTGGCAGCCCGCCACCCTTGATCTTTTGCCCCGCTTTGGCCAACCTAGCGGGGGCACTTTCGCACCCCATTGGAGCTGACCCATGTTGAAATTCACACACTCCAAAGGTCGCATCAATGCGGGCCTTGCGATCGGTGCCCTCATTGGGTGCGCCATCCCCATTGTGGCGGTGGCCCTCACGGGCGGGGTGGCAGCGGTGCCCCTCTCCCTATGGCTTGGCCTTGGCGGCACGATCTCGGGGCTCTTTGCGGGCAATGTGGAGGCCAAGACACCCGTGGAGCGTGCGCTTGATGCGGACGCATCCAAGGCGGGCGGCTCGGATGAGTGAGCCCAAGGTCACGGGGAGCGTGGAGGCCTTGGCAGCCCGCTCGGTGGTCACCCTGCCCACGGCTTGGCGGGTCTTCACGGGGATCGGCTCCTTTGCCTCCACCGCGCTCTTGGTGATCCTCTCCTTTGTGGGGCAGACCGTGAGAGCGGAGTGGATGGAGCTCCGGGCTGAGCTGGCCGAGATCCGCGTCAAGCTTGCGGAGCAGCCCGACCCGGAAGAGTTCAAGGCCTTGCGGGCCAAGGTGGACCTCATCAATGAGAAGGTGATCCGAATTGAGGCCCGCTTTGATGAGTGAGGGCGTGCGCTCCCTCCCGCTCCCTCCACGCTGACCATGCCTTGGGGCACCGCGGCACTCCTTTGATCGCTTCGTTCCACGGGGCGAAGGGGCGGAGCGGGCCGCCATCTTGGATGCGGAGCACACCGCGGCCATCCACAAGACCCCGCCCCCGCTTGGGAAGGGGGCGATTGGCCCCCGTTTCAATGAGGGGCACGAGCTCCTCAATGGAGCACACCCAACAGCCCGCGGGGCCGCGTGCGGCGTAACCTCTTTTGGTGCCCTTGGGTGAGGGGCGGATCACAAAGACCATCTCCACGGGGGTGGAGTAGCGGTGGGCCACCCGTGCATACTCCTCAATGTGAGCAACCTCCAAGGTGGTCTCAAAGGGGCCACGGGTGCCTCCCTCTTGCCACCACTCCTCACGCGCCTTGACCTCCACCAGCTTGGTGCCATGGCCCGCCTCCATTTTGATGAGGTCGGGGATGGGGTCGCCATGGCTATCACGATAGACCCCCCGGCCCTCTACCTCATCCGCTTTCCAGACCCTTTGATCGGGAAAGGCCTTGGAGAGATAGCGGAAGACCGCTTCTTGGGCTTCAAGGCCAAAGGCCAAGGCCTCATCCCACGGCTTGGGATCGTAGAGGTTCACTTGGCCCCCCCGCTGGTGAGCTCTTGGCGGGCCGCTTGCTTGGCGGTTGACCGCGCCTTGCGCTTGGTGCGGGCCTCCGCTGCAATGCCTTCCGCCACCTCCCGGAGCTTGGCCTTGGCAGCCTCCTCCTTGGCAGCCCGCTCCTTGGCAGTGCGGAGCCTTTCCTTGGCCGCGGCCTTGGCCCTCCACTTGGTGGCATAGGCGGGATCGTTGGCCATCCGCTCAAGGTGGAGATCCCGCCGCCGTGCATATTCCTTGGCCTTGCGGGCGGAGATGGCTTCGGGGGTGTTGGCAGCGGCCTTGCGGGCAGCGGTGGCAGCGCGGGCATCCGCATTGCGGGCACGCTCCCGCTCCCTTTGCTTGGCCTTCCATTGGGCGTTGTATTCCTTATCTTTGGCCCGCTTCTCGGCCAGCCTCTTGGTGTGGGCAAGGTTGGCAGCCTTGGCGGTCTCCTTGCGGCGGGCCTCACGGTTGGCCTCCACCGCGGCCTTCTTGGCCTCGGCCTCTTGCTCCTTGGCGGCCTTCTCCGCTGCTATCGCGGCAATGCGGGCCACGGCCTCCGCCTTCTCATCTTCCGTGAGGCGGGGGCGGGCCTTGGGGGTCTTGCGGGTGGAGTGCCGCGCCCCGGTCTCCTTGAGGCTCACCCATCCCTTGGCCTCCACGGGGGCGGCAATGGCAGGGGCAGCGGAGGGGGCTACCGTTGGCACGGCCAGCGGCTCCGCCTTGGTGAAGCGGCCCGTGGCGGCCTTCTTGCCATGGCGGCGGATGGCTTGGACCTCCCGGAGCGTGGGGGTATCTTGCGAACGGGTGCGCCCTCCGCCGTTGCGGGTGCGGGTCTCACGGTCTCGCACCTTCTTGGCCTCATGGACCAACCAAGTGTTGAGAGCGGACACCAGATCACAAGAGGCCTCCCACGGGGTGAGCTCCGGGAGCGCAAGGGTAGCATAGAGGGGGGAGAGCCATGCACCGCGGGCTATCACTAGGCGGCGCACTGCTATGGCCTCGGGGTGGCCAGCCTTGACGCGATCGGTCGCAACGCGGTGGCGGATGGTGGCGGGGTTGTGGGTTTGCATCATGGGTCACCAAAGAGAGAGAGTTGGCGGGTGGATTCATAGGCCTCGGCGGCCTCCTCCGCTTCAAGCTGGAGGCCAAAGAGGATGCGGGCTTCCGCGATCGTGAGGTAGGCTGGATCAAGGTCACACCCGCGGAAGGTTGCGCCCTCCAGCATGGCGGCCTTGCCCGTGGAGCCGCTGCCCATGAAGGGGTCTAGGACGGTGCCTCCGGGCGGGGTGATGAGGCGGATGAGGTAGCGCATGAGCTCGGTGGGCTTGACCGTGGGGTGATGGTTGCGGACGGCCTCGGCGGTGCGGGATGCCCCTGCCCGTGGGCTATTGAGACCCGCGGTGCCTTCTTGGCGCTCGGTGGCCTCCGCTCCCGATCTGGTGGGCAGCTGCTCACACCCCTCCTCCCGATCGGCGCGTGAGGCCTTGGCGCAATAGAAGAAGCGGGAGGCGGAGCCGCTATCGCCAAAGCCAACCGTGTGACCTTGTGGCAAATGCCCCGAAAAGTGAACCCCGCCCCGATCTTGGCCCGCCGCTCTTTGATAGGTGCCAACATTGGCGGAAGAGTGAGGAAACCCCGCCACCACCTCCGGGCTGCCATCGTGCATGAGGTTGGCGGGCCAGCGGCCTTGTATGGGCTCAAGGTTGATGCGGCCCGTGTTAGGTGCGGCCATCGCTCGGTTTTGCGATCGGATCGTGCCATCCGATTGGGTGCGGGGCATCATTTCCGCCCCCACCCTTGCCCCATCGATGTTGAGCGCCCCCGTGCCATGGAGGAGGAGGTTGGCGGCCACGGTGCCCACCAGCGGCTTGCGGGCCATCAAGATGGGCTCCCACGCGGGCTTTAGGGCGGTGCCCCATCCCGACCACTCACGGGCCGCATCCGTGGCGGGTGCGGTGATGTTTGCTTGCACCTCGCGCCGCTCACCCATGCGAATTTCTAGCGTATTGCCACCGCCTTGAACCATTGTGCGTTCGACAATCACCTCTCTCTCCGCTCCCGCTGCCCGATCGATCGCCTTGCTTGCATCATGCGACTTGGGGAAACCAGACCCGTAGAGCCAGCAGACACAATCTCGGATCTCCCACCCCGCATCCTCAATGGCAACGGCCATGCGGTGGAAGGCGCGGGTGCCTCCAAAGGCAAGGAGGTAGGCTCCGGGCTTGGCAACCCTCAAGGCCTCACGCCAAAAGGCCGGGCCGGGCACTCCCCGATCCCACTCCTTGCCCATGAAGCCCCGCCCGCTAGTGGCATCCTCCAAGAAGGAGGTGGGGCCGCTGGCCAGCCCGTAGGGTGGATCGGTCACAATGGCATCCACCGAGGCCTCATCCATGGCGGCCATGCTCTCCCTGCAATCTCCAAGGTGGAGAGCGTAGCGGCTCACGGGTCACCCCGATCGCTGATGATGAGCGCGGTCACATAGGTGAAAAAGATCACCATCACGGTGCATAGGATCACATTGGAGCGGGTGCCCGGTGGCAGGTCCATGGTGGAGACCCGCACCACCAGCGCGGCGCCTAGCATCCAACCAACAGCCCGCCAAAGGCTAGGGGGCTCGGGCAGCTTCACGGGGCACCCTTGGGCAGTTGGGCTGCTCCCGCGTGGAAGGCCGCAAGGGTGGCCAGCCCGATGGTGCGCCAATCCTTGCCAAAGGCACGGAAGCCAAAATCTAGCCCGCGGGCCTTGGCGATCGCAAATTGATAGCCCGTGAGGCTACGGTCAAGGCGCAAGTGGAGCTCAAAGGGGCCGAAGATAGCAATCATGCTATGGCCCCAAGGGTCGGGGCTCCACACTCCGCCAAAGGTGGCCTCCAGCTCCTCAACGGTGGGCAAGGTAACGGGGTCAAGGCTGCTCATGGTGGGCTCCAAGTGAGGGGGTTACTTTCCAAGGGCCGTGGATGCGGCACCACTCTGCTATCCAGACCGCATCACACTCGGCCAGAGTGAAGCGGCGGCCCCATCGGGCCTCGGCCAGCTGCTTGAGGGCTCTCTTGTGGGAGGTGGGGTCCACCCGCTTGGGGAGGCCAAGCTCACGCTGCCAAGCGGCGGGGGTCACGCTCTCCACCTTGATCCCGGAGCAGAGGAGGCCACCAAATGCCTCCCCGTAGACCCTCCCAAAAGTGAAGGTGGAGGCTACCCCTTGGCGGGGCATGGCTCCCACCCGCTCAATGGCGGCGGAGAGGTCGGGGTTGACCTTGACCATGGCGGCAAGGTGGTCGGCCACAATGAGGGCAATCATGCCATGGGTCTCCGCCTCGGAGAAGCGGGAGATCTCAAGGATCTCTCCCGCGCTGGTGATGGTGGCGATCGCTCCATTGGAGCCCGGGTCAACACCCGTGTAGAGGCGGCTCACGGCGCGGCCTCCAGCGCGGCCACCAAGGCCTCCGCCTCGGTGCTACCCTCGCCAAAGACCCCGCCGTCAACGCTATGCGTTTGCCACTTGGCGCCAACGGGGTGGCACTCTGCAAAAATCGTGGGGTCGTCAAAGGCCTCCCGCACAAGGGCAAGCAAGCAGCCCATGGTGGCAGGGTCGGTGAGGTCGGGCACAAGGTTGCCGGGCACTTGCTTGGCCGCTGCCTTTCCCACAACGCGGCTCTTGCTTGCATACACGCCTTGCAATGATGCGTTGACCGCACCCATGCCTTCAATCCACCGCCAACGCGGGCACTTCACGGCACGGCGGGCAAGGGTCCAATCGGGGGCGCTCATTGGGCACCTCCCGTGGGCTCACACCCTGCCACCCGCTTGGCCCGCGGCTTCCGCTTGGCCTCATTGGATTGGAGCCGCTTGAGGCTCGGATAGGATAGGCGGCCAGCATAGACCCGCGGCCATGCGTCAACAGCGGCTTGAAGGGCCACCGCTGCCCGGATGGGGTCAAGGTCTTCCGTGGGGCTCACTCCCGAGGCAAGGCTGCCCGGGCGAAGGCCTAGCAACTGCTCCCACCACTCATGGAGATAGGGGCTCCCCAAGGTGGACCGAATCCGCACCCCAAGGGCTTGGCGGGAGATGCCGAGGCCACGGGCAAGGTGGACCTTGGTGCCATAGATCGCGGCCACCCGCTCCCCGATGATGGCCGTGGAGTAGGGGTAGATCATGCCCACGGAAACTCTCCCGCGCTCTCATCCTCCAAGGCCGCGTCCATGCCTTCGCCACGGGCATCCACCACGGGCGTGGCCTCATCCTCATTGGGCACCACCAGCGGCGGCGGCGGGGGCACCATGCGAGCGCCACCAACGGAAGCGGCCACGGGCTCCACTTTGACCCGCTCGGGCTGGTAGAGGGGCGCCTCCGCCCTATCCGTGAGCTCCAAGGCATCGGCCATGGAGACCGAGCGGGGGAGATACTTGGCAGCGCGGCGGAGCACGGTCTTGCGGGCCATCTCTGCCCAATCGGTGGCCCATGGGCCGCTCTTGCCCGCCCGTGCCCGGTTGCGGATGGCGTCAACATCCTCCTTGGCCATCCACTCAAAAACATGCTCCCCGCTGGTGAGCACCGCGTGGCAGTAGACCCCAAGGATTGGATCGGCGCCCTTGCGGCGGAGGT